GACTCCTCGTGTCTGATCGGGGAGGACGACCCGCAGCCCAAGGGCTGTAAGATCGGCGTGGGACTGGACCACGGCGAGCACGCGGGCTCTCAGGTGGCGGTCCTCGTGGCGTGGAACGCGAGCGGGATCTGGGTGCTGGACGAGGCCGTGTCAAAGACGGCCACTACACCGGCTCAGGACGCCGTGGCCATTCGCGAGATGCTACTGGCCAACGGGCTGGACGTTCACATGGTGGACGTGTGGATCGGGGACGTCAACTCGGTGGGCAAGCTCGGAGCGGGCTACAAAGTCAATGAGATTCTGGGGCTGGCGCTTGCTCGGGAGGCTGGCCACGCTCGCCAGGGATTCAAGATCAACACGCCGCAGAAGGGCGCCGGCTCGGTGGACATCGGCGAGAAGTTGTTGAACGCCGGGTTCCTACGCCGTCAGGTCCGAGTCCATCCCCAGTGTGTCCACGTGATCAAGGGCTTGAAGCACTCGAAAGGGCTAAAGACGGACGAACCTCTGAAGCACGCGCTGGACGCCTTGCGTTACATCGTGCTTGAACCACTTCAACAGATGAACACCAACCGCGCCGCTCCCCGTCGCTATCAACTCTGAGGCCGTACCATGCTGATCCCTGACAACGAAGTTGACGCCGCTCGCTGGCAGTACACCCGGATGTGTCGGAACATTCTGGGCGGAACGTGGGAGCTCGAGATTCTGACCCGCATGAAGGAGCAGTACGGGCTCAACAACGTGAACAACATGGGGCGCCCGTCTATGAGCGTCAACCTGTACTCCAACACGGTTGACCAAGTGGCGATCATCTACACGTCGCCGGGCGTGGTCACAAACGAATACCTGACCGACCAGACCGCCGCGGTGTGGTCCGACGTGGTGGACGGCTGTCACCTCTGGGCCATGGAGCAAGAGATGAACCGGAAGGTGGTCGGGCTGCGGGAGTCCTTCTACCACCTCGTACCAACGGCCACCGGCCTTCAGCTTCAGATCGTGACTCCGGACGAGATTGTGGTTCTGGCGCACACTGGAGACCCGAGCTCACCAACGGCGCTGAAGCGGGCGATCACCATCGCCACCACGGACGAACACGGGAAGGCCGTCCATCGTGACTGTTGGGAAGTCTGGGACGTTTCGAACCCGGAGAACCCGATCCACTGTGTCCTGGACTCGGCTGGCGTTGACGTCACCCTCCAGTGCTACCCCGAACACACCGGGGAGTACCCGTACGTGGACGAGCTCGGTCCGTTCCTTCCGTGGGAGCTGTACCGCGCTCGGTACACCGGAGAGACGTTTGACCCGTACTGGGGAAGCGAGCTCGTACACGGGACGCTGGATATCGCGATTCACTGGACCATGTGGGGCGTGTGTCTGCGGAACAACAGCTGGCCCGTGTCGTGGCTCATGGACGCCGACGTTCCGGGTATGTCCGCCGTCGACAACGTGAATGGCTTCACGAGCTCGCCGCCGGACTCCATTGAACTGTCGCCCAACTCGATCCTCCGGTTCAAGTCCGAGGGCCAACCCGGCGTTGGCAAAGTGGGCCAGCTTCAGGCCGCAGACGCGAAGAGCATGGCTGACGCGATCCTCATGAAACAAGCCACGATTCTGAACAACGTGGGGATCCATCCCGAGGACTTGAGCAACGCTGGCCAGCCGATGTCCGGCGTGGCGATCCAGTTGAAACGGAGCTACCAGCGCAAGGTGGCCGTGGGCTACGTCCCGATGTTCCAAGATGCGGACCAGCGGCTGTTCTCGAAAATGGCGCGCACGTGGAACATCTTCTACGGCGCTGGCGTCAAGCTCCCCGCGGACGGCTGGAAGATTGAATACAGCCTGCCCGAGACCAGCACCGACGAGTTTTTGGCGGATCTCAAGCGGGACGAAGCGCTGATCGAGCTCGGGCTGAAGTCCACGGTGGACCTTGCCATGAAGCTGTACAATCTGGACGAGGCCGCGGCGGTCCAAAAGCTCCAGAACGTTCGCCAGATGAACCAGCTTTTCCCTTTCACTCCCCCAACCGTCAAACTCTAAAGAGAGAACAACATGGCCGACGATCTGAACAACGCTGAAGAACGCATCCAAGCTCTGATCCGCGAGCGGAACGCCGCACGCTCTGACCTCCAAGAAGCACGCGCTGAGATCGCGGCGCTCACCGAGCAGGGCACCGCCACCAAGGGCGCAACCGAGGCCGCGGTGAACGCAGCTCGAGCAGAGATGCAAGCCAAGCTCACCGACCTCGAGGGCCAGCTGCGCCGGAGCTCGAACCGCGCCCTGCTCCTCGAGGACAAGATCCCCGCGGACGGAATGGACGATCTGCTGGAGTACCTGGACTATCAGTACGGACGGATCAGCGTGGACGAAGGCGCGACCAAGCCCGAGTTCTCGGACTGGTACAAAGAAGCGCGCAAGACGAACAAGGTGCTCCGCGCTGCCATGAAGCCAAGCGTGGCCGCGGCTGCTGTGAGCGAGGACCAGCCGGAGACCAAGGTGGAGACCAAGCCGGCGCCGCGTCCGGTGGCCAAAGCCAACGTGGTTCAGCCCAAGCCCGGCGAGACCGGACGGGAAGTGGTGTTGTCCAAGGTCAAGATGGGGACGCCCGAGTGGAACGCAGCCAAAGACCGGCTGGCGAAGTCCGCGTTCACCCGCGGTTGACATTCTGCGCGGCGGTGGTAGTCTGATCGTGAGCGGTCGCCCACGTGACGGGTATCCCACAGCGGTGGCCCACGTGACGGGCGGGAGAAGTCAAACCCAACCTTCTACCCGTCAATGGAGGCCACCATGGCCGCAGATACCTACGCCAGTCTTAATACCGATCTCGGTCTCGCCGCTTACTTGAATATGGCGTTCATCGAGCTCCTCCACGAGACCAAAGACCTCAAGGACGTCGCTCAGTACTTCCCCTTCACCGGTGGCGCCGGCTCTGCCACCATGAAGCTCCGCCAGATCCAGCCCGTGGACGCGTTCACCGCGCCCGGTGAGGACACCGCGCCTTCGATCACGAACTTCACCACGGCCAACAAGTCCCTGACTGTGGCCAAGGCGAATCTGTACCGCTCGGTTACCGATCTCGCTTTTATCACCGGTGAGATGGAAGCTCAGCAGCTGGTGACCTCGTTCGCGAAGTCCCTGGTCTACTACCGCTCCAGCCTGATCGCGGCGCTTGGTGCCGGCTTCACCGCCAACACCGCCGTGGGCTCCACTGGCGTGGCGCTGACCGTGGACACCGTGTACGCGGCCATGTTCGCGCTCCGCAAGGCGCTCGTGGTTGGCGATCTGGACTTCGTGTCTCACCAGACCGCGATCACCCAGTTCCAAGCGTCCCTCCGCGGTGAGACCGCCACGCCGTTCCAGATCGCACCCGCGACCATGAGCGCGCTTGGAACCGCCGACACTGGAAACGTGTTGTTCAGCTGGATGGGGATCAACTTCCGCAGCCACGCCAGCGTCCCCAAGATCAACACGAACGCCGACTACTCCGGGTTCATGGTTGGCAAGGGCGCTATCGCGTTCACCGAGGCGCCGGTCTCCGGGTTCGTTCGCCAGTACGCGTTCAACCCCCAAACGCTGGCCGGCGAAGAGGCGATCATCTGCCAAGACCTCAGCACTGAGGCCAAGGGTAGCCGTTCGTGGATCTGCCACTACTACCCCGGCGTGTCCGAGCTCGAGGATGCTCGTGGCGTGCAGGTAGTGTCGTCCGTCTGATCGTTCACCCACCGGGCGCCCCAGTTGTCGGGGCGCCCACTTCCGGAGCTCATGGATCTAACCGCCAAGTCATTCTCCCCAGAACGCGTTCGTACCTCGAAAGAGGCGCGGGATTATCTTCCTGTCGAATGGCTGAACAACGTCCACGAGCTGATCCACAAGCCGTTGGACTGGGAAGTAAAAGACGGGCGGTGGCTCCCGGTTCTCTCTCCGATCTTTTTCATGAAGGGGCTGAACAACTACGACGACAACGGACAGGTGGACCCCGAAGCCGTCCGGCGCATCTACCGGGCGAAGGGCTGTGCGTGCATCGTTCCCGATGACGACCGACTGGGTGAATACAAACACTACATCGCCACCGTCCCCGCGACGAACCCGGCGTATGGCTCGGTCGGAAAATACTACCTGACGATCTTTGAGAGTCCTGAGATGGTGGCGGGACGCGTGATCTGGCGCCGCGACCAGAAAGCGTTTGACGCATTCCGCGCCCACCTTGTGGACGTCGGGATTGTGGTCATGAACAGCACCATCGCGGAGCTCGTGATTGCGGCCAAGCGGGAGTCCCTGTCCACCATGGAGCAGGTACCGATGAACACCACCAGCAAGCAACGCACCATTGAAAAGCTCACCGCGGACATCGCTGCTATGGAGCAGCTGCTGACCGGGCTGGCCAAACCAAAAGCCGCAAGCGTGAAGCGCACGTTCCGCGTCGAACGCGATACTAACCCCCACACTCCGGACTGAATCATGCCCTACTCCTCTGGCGACCTCGTGACCGTTGATGGCGTCGAATACACTGTGTCCGGACCTGCGGACGCGTACACCGTTGTGGACAGCGACGGTAACGAGATGATCTTCTCCATGGCCCAGCTGGAAGCCGGGCTGGAAGAAGTGGCGGAGCCCGAGGAGCACGACATGTCGATGGAGATGGAAGCTCCGATGAACCTGAAGGCCGTGAAGCCCGCAGACCGGACCAAGGTCAAGGCGGCGCTGGCGAAGGCGGCGTTCGGTGGCTGAGACAAAGTTCGTAGGGACCGGTTCGGGCGAACAGCCTGGATCGCGTCAGGCCATGGACGCGGTTACGCGTGATCTGGTCCGAGGCGGCGTCAAGCCAGCCGAAGCCGAACGCAAGGCCCGCGAGTTAGCCAGAGACTGGGACCGGAAACACAACCGGTAACAGAAGAGACTTTCAACCACGTACCCCTCAGAGGTTTACATGCCCGCTTCGATCAAGTCCACCACCCCGTTCCAGTTCTATCGCCGGCTTGCCTATGGGGGCGACGGCGTGGCGATCCAAACGATCACCGCCGCTCTGACGATCACGCCGTACTACGAAGAGATGATCGCGCTGAACCCGTCCACGGGTACCCGCGTGGTCACGCTCCCGACCACGGCCCAGGGCGCCAAGAAGGGCATGTGGCACTTGATTTACAACTCGGGCACTACCTACTCGCTGACGATCAACCGCCCCGCAGCTACCACGCTCACCACGCTGGCTCCCGGCCAGAGCTGTCACGTGGTTTACTCGGGCACCGCGTGGACGCTGGTTCATGCTCCCTCGGCGGCGCCTTCGATCCAGTCCGGCTCCTCGTTCAAGTCAACTGAGCAGACCGGTACCGGCTCGCCCCAGACCGTAGCGCATGGCTTGGGCGTGACGCCCTCGATCTACTTTGCGGTCCCGAGCAACTTGACCGGCGGCGCATACGTGGTCTCGGCGGAGTCCGCAGACGCCACCAACGTCACGCTGACCGTGACCAACGGCGAGAAGTTCAAGATCATCGCGTTCAAGTAAGGAGTTCACGCCATGTA